CCAACATACACACCATACCAGAGTAAATTACATCACCGTTGTTTTGATACTGTACCAGATTAACCTCACTTCTACGGTCACCGTAGGCAGTGGCAACCACATCTACATTCACAGCCAACATTCTATCCAAGGTGTCATTTGGGAACACATGATCTTCTTCAACAAACCACACGTGGGTAATACCCTGTGACTTCACCACAGCCTCCATGGCGAAATTATAACAGTTGGGGATACTAATCCCATGCTGCATGAATATTTCGTACTCTTTACCTTTAAGATTTTGAAGAACTGACTCCATCAATTTACTAAAAACCATTCCACGAGAAGGGCAAACTAAAGCTATTTTCATAGTTTGTTGTAATCACTTAACCTCTTAGCATAGGTGGGGTTCTTGTCGGCTTTTGACTTCATGTAGTCTAATCCTGCCTTGCCTTTCAAAACCGTTTCACCATCCTCAGCAATACAACGAGTATGAATGTCCTTAACGTGGCTTGTACGGATTGCAGACCCACCAAAGAATTGTTTTTCAATTACTCCAAAGCTTCTCCTTGGTTCATCACCTCCAATGCTGTGGCAGTTGTCACAACACCTGATATTTCCATATTGGTTAACAATTGCTAATTCCCGATCACACATGGGACATAGAATTTCTCCCTTCTTATCTAATTTGTAAGTTTGTCCCCAGTCGTTCAAATCTATTGGTTTTGCCATGACCTATAGTATCAAACGAGACGATGGATTTCTCTGTGATGAATTTCGCATAACCAGATAACTTCCAATGGCTTATTGTAATCAGTGTGGTAGGCACTCGCATTTGGGAGACCACATTTTATACAAGGTTCTCTATGGATTTTTCCACGAATCAAGGCCAATCTAATTTTTGCGTGAGCTCTGGTTTTGATAGTATTTCTCTTTCTCCACTCAGAACACTGTTTGTTGATTTTCTCCCTATTTTTAATTCGGTAGTTGCGCTGATATTCTGCGTTATATTTCTCCCGATTTCTCTTGTTGCCACAGGACTTACAACGATATCTTCTACCAAAAGGTTTTGATTTGTCTTTTTCAAAAAGAAGAATATCTTTTGTCTGCCCACATATATAACATTTTCTAATCATAAATTATGATAACACAAAAACCCCCCACCGAAGTGAGGAGCTAATGTTTTAGTTAGAGCAAGAACTAAGCTTGGACTTTGAAATCTACACCAAAGGAATCACGCATTTCTTTGACACCGTAGATAACATCAACGGTAACAAGATCAGCAAGATATTCCTGTTTGTACTGTCTCTGTGTTCTTGGAGACTGTTGGACTGCGAGAGCCAACGCTTCTTTTTGGAACATGGCAGAGTGGACAATGGTAGGAGTACCAGCTTGAGTTACGAGGTTGGTCGTAATGTAGACTTTTACACCATACAAGTCACCCCAAAAACCAGGGCCTTTGTTTCCATTAATGATGGGAGAATCCGAAGGACTCCAACCAGCACCAGTGCGGAGAACAAATTTGTCAATGTAAGCCAGGTCTGCTTTACCAGATGGTTTTACAATGAAATAACGATCACTTTCAGGAGCATCAGCATCATCCAAATATTGGATAGCACGGATCACATTGGCATCGTTGATGTCAGTGGAACCATTACCAACTGTTTGGGAGAAACCCGAGAAAAGAGCAGCAACAGCAGAATCAAGGTCTTTCGCAATAGCGTAACCAGCTTGATTGGTGTATTCACTCATCAAGTTAGTGCTAGATTGAACGGCGATTAAATCTTCAACTAAGAATGAAGTTTCTTTGTGTTGATCGATTGTGATGTCGGTATTGATTTCAGTTGGAGCTTGGAGGGTAACTTGAGAACCAGCAACTTTCGAGTTGGTAGTTAAGTTAGAGAGATTTGGGACGTGAATCACATCTCCACCTTTCTTCAACATGAAGTCATAACGTTTAACTTTATCTGCTAAAACGAGGTTTGAGCGAGTAGCTCGGAGAACCTCAGACGACCATAGTTCTGGGACAAAAATGTCATCAGTAGTTTTGGTCATATTGTTTGTACCTAAGGGCATAGTTTTTTTTAATTAATTTTTAATTCAAGTCTTTACTTGATTTCACCTTTTTCAAGGGCTTTTAAGAGAGCATCTCGATTTTTTTCATACCATTCGTCTCCACCAGGAGAAGCTAATTTCTTAGCAATCTCTTCTCTAGTTAAAACGTTGATATTTCCACCGTTGTTAAAGACTTTCTCACCAGGTTTTTCAGTCTTGATGTCATCACCATTGATTTTTCCAACTTCCCAATCAAAAAGTTCTTTTTTGTACTTTTTTTCATAGGCAGTTTCCAAGTCGAAAACCTTGGTTTGTTTTGCAAACTCACTGATTTCGTATGGATCAAAAGTGGGACGACCATCAGAGCCATCGTACTTAGTGCTAAGTTCCTTTAATTGAGACGCATAAGTCTTTGCATTCTCATCTTCTTCTTTTTGTTGCTGGGTAATAAACCCTTTCTTAACCAAAAGAGGTAAGAGAGCATCGGCTGCTTTCTCAAGTTCGGCTTCATCGCCATCTTTGGGACGGGAGAGGAGTTGAACTTGTTCTTCCAACTTTGCGATTTTTTCTCGCTCAGCCCGAAGACCTTCATCAAATCTTGACTTGGGTATCATCGGTTCACCTTTATTACTATCGGTGGGGGGATTGGTAACAACTGCCTTATCGTCAGTTACGACGGTATCTTCATCTGCCATATATTTTCCTTTCGCCTCTATCGTGGTGCGACACGTTGGAAATTTTAATAGCCCTATCCATCAAAAGATGTTTTAAATGAAACTTTCGTTTCATCTTTAAAAGTGCTATCTGGTTGCCCAGATAAATATACTATAGGACTATTTTTGTGGAAATGCAAACTTAATATTTCAAAACTTTACCAGCAAAGATTTTGTTGGGGTTCTCAATATTGTTTTTAGCCATCAAAGTACCAACAGTTACACCTAAATCACGGGCAATTTTAGATAGTGAATCGCCAGACTTTATCAAATATCCATTACCAGAATAAGGTTTAGTTTGATTGGAAGTCACACTCTGTTTTGAAGAAACTATAGGACTAGAAGATTTAGGAACTTTTAGGGTGTTACCTGAATAAATCAAGTTGGGGTTTTCAATCGAAGGGTTGGCTTTGGCCAAGGTCTGCCAATCAGTTGCATACTTTTGGGCAATCTTTGATAGGGAGTCACCGTGTTGAATGGTGTAGTCCTCGGTCTTTAAACCAGGTTGACCTTCCATGGCCATAGCGGGTTTAGCTCTAAATTTGTCAATTACAGCCTGATAAGAAGGAACAATTGAATTGTTGGCTTCTGCCTTACGACTCTCATCACCAAACAGATTAGCCTTTGTCACATCGCTTAGTCTTCCATCAGCATCTAAATATTCAACGTGAAGGTGTTCCTGTTGAGGTTTACCACCAATCGTTAATCCTGAGCCACCTGAGAGAGCCACAGGGGTCTTATTATCGGGGACAATATCTCCCTTTTTAAGGAGAGTTTTATCAAGGTGGGCAAACCGAATGGACTCACCAGTAGAAGGGTTTTGAAGAACCATTACATTACCAAGGTTGTAGTCTTTGTAGGTGTCTAAAACTTTCCAACCAGCAACACCGTAAACATTAGTTCCCTTAGAGGCGTGGTAGTCAGTACCAGAGTGAGAACCTCGACCATAAAATTGTGGATTCTTAACACCGTAACCCTGGGTAACATAACTATCCTGCACGAAACTGTTTATGGCTTTACCTAGTTCATCCATTGGCTACGGGTGGCATGGGAATAGCAGCATCGGGACTCATAGCAGGAGCCGTATCTTGGCCTGGGGCTAAATCACTAACAGGAGGTGTTGGCTCCGCACCTGGCATTTGAGGCCCTTGTGAGGCCAACGTAGCAATCATTTGTTCTTTAACAGCAGCTTCTATTATTTGGTCAGTGTCAGTGTATTTAAGGGCTTTAAGTGCAGTGTTTCGGTCAATTAAACCAGCAGTATAGTGCTTGTAGACACGTTGTTCCATGGCATCTCGGGTGAAAGCCAACCAAGAACCAACCGTAACCCGTACATTTTCCCTTTCCCTGATGACACAGACAGGAATTTTCTTACCCATGTAGGTCACAAATTCGGGGATATTAGTGGCTTTTTCACCAATAATAGCGTAATAATCAGGTAAACCATCGTCATCTTTGTCGTCAGTTTCCATCAGTTTTGTATGTTTTAAATTCCTTGCATACATCTTAAAGACAGCTTTTGAGGTGTTTACCAGGTCAATTTGGAAGTTTTCAGTCAAATCCTTTAAATTGTTAGCATCGCCTTCTTGTAGGGCTTCAATAGCAATACCAGCAGTAGCACCTGTGGGAATGCGACCAAGGGAAGCATCGTGTTGACCACCAATATCTTCAATATAAACGTTAAATCGTGATATTTGATCTCCAACTGAGGCAGCCATAGAAGGAGCATTTTCTACAATAGGTCTCCTACCAGGGTTATGTTCAAGGATGACACCATTTTGGTTGTTGATAACCTTCACACCAGCGTTGCGAGAAACAATGTATCGCCCTTTAGCAAACATGTGATGGTATTCCATGGTTTGAGACTCGAGAATATCGAGCATTTTTTGAACAGGCATTAGGTGTTTGACCCAACCCTCACCATACATCTCGCCAGGATTATCATCCGAGCGGTATATAAGGAATTTATCACCCATTGAAGTGTAGGGAGTTTCTATGTGGCGTAAGAAGGCAGTTCTAGTAAAGGAAGCAAGGTTTATATTTCCACCCAAACTATTCTTTTTGTCGGAAACATAAAACATTTCCTTAACAATAACAGTTCCATCTAATTCAGTGTCTTTATTTTGTCTGCCGTAGGTCAAGTCAGTCAACATCTGTTTAGCATTGGAGACGTAGTCATCTCCCTCAGGAGAGAGAGTTCCTTTGTAACCCGTGTACATCTCATCATTTTCAACATCTTGAATGTTTCTCTTAACGGCCTTGGTTATTCTACGAACATTAGCCGAGTTAACCCCACCAAAAAAGACATCATATGGATCATCTATGGTGAAGGTAACTTCCTTTAGATCTTTATCCCAACCCAACTCCATTATTCCAACCGAGTATTTCAAAGCTTGGAAAACTTTTTGTTTGGAAAAGTCTCTCAAGTTGTTTATGTACCAGTGATAGTCAAGAAGTTTCTGTTTGTATTGGGCTTCATCTATGGCCTTTTGAGATTTGTTGGCGGGAAAAACTTCCCACTTAGGGTCGTATTTGGTAACAAACCCACGGACAGCCCGTAAGGTTGAGTAAATTTTATTAATTGGAAAGCGAATAGAGCCATTGTTTCCGACAGTCTCTATACTTGAAGTGTCGTTGTTCCATTTAACAAAATGGTTTCCCTTAACATAGTTATCTCGAACAAACCACTCAGCATCTAATTGCCGTCTATTTTCAACGTCAACATCGAAGGCTCTCTGGAACTTAATCAAGTCAATAGCTTCCATTGAAAGGTTTTTTGCATCTTCTTTTTCGGCTTTGTCCTCAACAACATCGGCAGGAGTGTCTTCTGGCATTTCCATATCAATCTGTTGGGTTTCTTGTGGAAGCACAGGTTGTTCATTCATCATGGATGTCATCCCTGGTAATTTGTCAACTTCTTGTGGTGTTAGTTGTGGCATATATATTTATATTATAGGTTTCTATTTGCTGCACGGGCTAACGACTGGGCTAACTCGTTTGGATCAGCACTAGATAAGTCTACATACTTTTCATCAGAAATGCTATTACCCTGTTCCTGTTGTGTATTTTGATCCAACTCTGTGGGTTCTAAACCCTTCAATCTCAACTCCAACCTTTCAAGATGTTTGGCATGGGTGTAGTCCTTGAAGGCATTCACCAGAATTAACATTATAATTATTACTAGAAGTATGTATTCCATAGTTTTTTTAAATTAATAAAACTAATAAGCTGAAAAAGCTCCAATGTCTCCTCCGAAGTCGTTCTCGTACATTTTAACGTTGTCAAAAACATTAACAATCCCATTCTTGGTAACATTGCCAGCACTCCTTCGATACATCTGTCCCGCGACTGCTAGTGACATCACACGGTCATCAAAACACCCAGCCTGAGCCTCATCTTTACCTTTAGCGTTCTTAGCAAAGGTCATTAATTCCTTAATAGTATCTTCATCGTTTATTTTTAAGTCTCTGTTTCGGATAAACATCCCCAGGTCAGTAATCATTATTGGCCTAGTTTTAGTGTTTGTTTCCCAACCTAATTTAGAAGCAGAACTCTCTCCCAGATCGGAGACATCTTCCCTAAAGAAAAGCATGGGGTAGTAGAGTTGGTTTAAAACCACCAGGGTGGCGATACCTTGATTGTTACGTTCAACCCCCAGGAGAGCAGTGTTGTAGAAGTAGGCCAATCGTTCAAGTTCCTTGGCAAAAGAGTCAGCAGGGATTCTACCGTGCCACACAGCCACCTGCTCCATGGTGCGAGCGTTAATTACCTGGGCAACGGAGAAGTCGTGAGATTCAGCCACGTCAGCCCCAATAACATAACTGTCTCTGTCCTTGGGCATCTCCCAAATCTTTAAGTAGCCTTTTGAGGTTTCCTCAAGGGTGAGATGGGTTTTTGTCCCCACTAGGTTTCCACATCTTATAGGCTGTTTTTTATTCTTCATGTACCAGTCCAAAGAATGCATATCAAAGCTAGGATTACCAGAAGAGATGAAGGCAACATCTGATGTTATAGGATATTCCTGGTTGAAGGCATCCTCGTTTTTAAACTCCATCATTTTCTTCTTACGCCACAACATCTGTTCAATATCCAGACCAAAGTCGAGCATGTACTGCCTTTCCTCAGCAGAAGGCTTCCAGTTCTCAAGGTTTTTCAATCTATATTCAGGGTCTTCCTTCCAAGAAAAGAAATGGGGGGTAAAGGAGGACTCATTATTAATGGCTTTCTGCCACTCACGGTGATAATAATTACCCATACCGTTGGCAGTTGTTTCAATGAAAACCCTACCATCCTTAGGAACGGACTGTAAAAGTCCAGTCATTAATTCATCAGCATGATCGTAGAAAGCACACTCCGAGGCGTGAAGATTATTGATAGTATCGCCACGGCCAAAAGCAGTGGCACGAGCCGTACCAATATAAAATATAGAGTTGATTTGGTCGTTATACATTTCATTACGAGAATTGTACTTCAAATTCAGGCCAAGGGGTTCAATGTAGTGTTTAACCTTATCCAACAGCTTCACTGTAGCCGAGGCTTCGTGGGAGACACAAACAGAGCGAGAGTTTGGCTTAAAAAGAAAATCTAAGGAGAAGAGAGCGAGGATTAAAGAGGAGAAACCCTCCTGACGGGCCTTGAGAATTAAATCCCTACCAGTCATGGATTCAAGGAACTTAATCTGTACGGGATTTAAGGTAAAGGGAACCTCATGAGAGTCTTTGTTTACAATTTTAAACTGCGACTCTATTACTTGTCGCATTTGTTCGGTAGTCATTAACCTATAATACCACCTAGAAAAATATTATAGGAAACAGAAAACTAGGCCGAATACAAACTTATTTGGTACTTTGTGAAGTTGAGAACTGGTATTTGGGGATCTTCAAATAAAACATCTCTGTACAGATGAGCGTCAAAATGAAACTGTGGTTTAGTCCTATAAAACTTATTCAAAACATCCCAAAATCTTGGCATTTGTGAGTCACCACAATGTTTCTTAACACCCTTGTAAAGGTCTATAAGTATTTGCAGATGGTTCTCTTGTGTAAGGTCCCCTAACCAATCAGCATACCCACTACCAACACGAAGGATAACCTGTTCTCCAAAAGAAGAAGTATCTTGTTTAAAAACTAAATACCAATCTATTATATGTGGCATATTATTGTGCTTTTTTAATTTTTCTAATAACAGATTTGACGTTACCTTGGGTGTCTATTATCGAAGCTTCAATCACCTGAGTAGGAATAGTTTGTACACCTTCACCATACTTGGAAAGTAAATCTGAATAAACGTTAACTTGGGTGTTATTCTGGGTTTTAGCCATAGCCCCACCAAAGAACTCACCTGCCTTAACAAGTTTGATGATGTCCTTCTCTCTAGGAATTAAATCTCTAATTCTTTTCTTTGTCTCAAACAAGCCCACCATGTCTACATCCCGCATGGCTAGGCGAAAACTCTCCTCAAAGGCTATCATGGCCTGTGGAGTAGGCTCATTAGCAGCCTTGCGAACAGTGTTGGCGGTCATGTTAAGCCATTTGCCCAGGGTTTTACCACCCCAACCCAGGGAATACATAACCTTACCAATCGACTTTCTTTGTTTAAAAGAATAGTTACCTTTCAAAAGGGCAGGCTTAGCCTCGTTTTCCATTAGCTTTCTTGGCATGTTAATTCTATTTTGTAACTTATAAAGTGTGGGTAGTAAGCTTTTGTTTCATAAAGACCAAAACCATCGATATTCCCAGTAACCTGAACGGTTTCGTTAGAAGAAATATCCGATCTGTTTAATCGTTCACTAAAACTATTATCATCAACAAACCAAAAAAAACTTTCGTCTAAAATAGAAGTGTGTCTTGTTCCCACATTCATTTCCCGTAACCTTCTATCAGCCCTACGGCCAGCAGGTGAGTGAATACCTTGAGAACGAATAGTGGCATTTAAACTATCTTGTAGTTGTTGCAGTCCATCCCTCCTAGCGTTTGCTGGGATATAACTATTTATAGGCATACTTGTATAAATTGATAACGTTTCTTGCCACAGAGGCATTTATAAAGATCGTAGTTAAAAAATCTGTTTCCTCTCACGGATTCCACTAAAATAAAATTATGTTCCCCTTTGGTTGCCTTGCAGTGTTTGTTTTTCTTAAACCACTTTGAGAACTCTCGATAGGGTTGCAAAGCCTTGGGGGTTGAATATTTAATTATTTTTCTCATTCTTCTATTGTAATCTTTAACTGTTCCTGTGGGAGATTAATTAATTTAACTATTTCCTTCTTATCATATTCACCCAAGTAGAGGACTACCTTATAGCCACCATCTACCTGTGGGCCTTGAAAGGTTAGTTTGTCAGGGTGTAAAACTATTGACATGTTGGACAGTTAACATAGTAACCATGAGGACACCTACCAGAAGGGGTATTGTAAGCGTTTGTTAAATTTTGTAAAATATTTTTTTCAATATCGGATAGTACTGGTACCTTTCTACCCCCCAGTTTTGGAACCCCTAGTGATTTTAGTTTTTCCTTTACTTCTTCTACTTTGGGGTCGCCATCTGGTTCGTTAACAACAGCCACGACTCGACCATATTTAGTCAAGGCAATAGGTAGTTGTGAGAGGAAGTAAAAACCTCTATCTTGAAATTCTTTTAAGGTTATCTTAAGCATATCTCAGTGTAACGTAACATTTGTATTTTGTCAATGAGATGTCACGTAACATGTTACGTTATTCTTTACAGTGTTACGTTAAAAAACTGAAAAATATTTTTTTGGATTGTGTGTGTGTTAAGGGAGGCTCATCTAACCAACCCTAGTCTGACCTCATCGGTTTGAACCCCTACATTGATTTACATTATAGGACATATATTGTGCCTATCTGTGTGACAAAACTATCCCATAACTATGTAACAAAGCTGTTAACTGTACTCAGGCACGGATAGTCGCACAATCTACCTATTGCGACACAGTATTGTGCCTAACTACACGATAATAATAACTATAGGATAGAATGTGAACTGATAAACACTGTAATCAAAGGGGGTATTGTCAAAAAATGTTAGTAATTAACAATTTCAACAAACTCAAATAACACTCACAATATTCCCCATTAACATACTCCTTAGCTTACTTATAAATAATATAGACTCATTCCAAATTCATTTTAGCCCAACAAGAACAAGCTAAACACCCTAAACCATAGGCACAAGACCCCACCAAAGGCCCTACAATTAACGATTATAATTAAGCAGTACAAATTCATTACTGGGACAGAAGATGTTTACATCCTATAACAATTATCTTTACTTTATACCCCATTTGGTCTATTGACACACATCAAAGGGGGTATTAGAATAATAACAGTTAAGGCAAACATTATAAATAGCCTTACAAAATACGAATATGACAACATGTAAACACTGCAATCAAGAATTTGATAATACTTCAATCAAAGCATGGGGACGTGAGATCACACCCGTTAATTGTGACAAATGTAGAAAATTGAATAGAGTTATAAATAGCAGACACGTAGAACCTTTATCATGGTCTTGCAATTGCAACGCTCCGTTAAATCCAGGTGGCTATTGCACTCTTTGTGGTGCGGGTCGTGACTTTTCTTAATCAATTATTAATTATTAATTAAAACTAAATACGAATATGAAAAAGATAAACTACTATATCGGTAGTAACAATCAGACTCACATTATCGAGACTGACAAAGCACTTAGCATTATATCAGCCGAATACGAGGGCATGAGTGTCAGTGAATTAGTCGGATATTGGAAAGGTCAAAGTGAAAAAACCATGTTAGTTAGTATAGTATGTGAAACGGTGGATTATACCCAAGTTAAAAAAGTTTGTGCCCTATTAAATACGGCATTGAATCAAGATGCAATCATGGTGGAAGTTTTAGATAGCAACACGTTATTTATTAGTGACAGACAATAATATGCAACTATTTACAATAAACAAAACTATATCAATCGTATGTATTGCTGAAAATACTCGCAGTGGTTTTCGTCATATTGCCCGATTGATGATAAATGGTATCGAACGTGATATGGCGAAAGCTTGCTATCAAAATCGGACATGGGAGCGGTTCACATACGAAACGGTGTTATCAAGCCTTATAAATAAAACATCAGAATTGACGGCAATCCAAAAGAAACTAACTATCAAAAAAACTGGTGTTGGTCATTATTAATTAATTATAAAAATATGAATAACAAACAACTATCTCAAAATTTTGCCAACGGTGCTATCAAAGGCAAGGGATCAAATATGTTTATTGAAGGTGACACTATCTACAGTTACGGCTACCATTTTCCAATAGCAAAAAGATTCAACGGTATTTATTTGGTTAACTCAGATGGTTATTCTAACAGTACCTCCAAACAACAAGGCAGAGTCAGAGACGCACTAGCACAAAATAACAGCCGTATTATTGAATGTCCTGAATGTGATATTAATAAGGCTATCAACTATTTAGATAATCTTATGATTGAATACAAAGGTAAACAATCCAGAGCTAGGAAGGCAGACTATACTCGATACATAGAAAAAATTCAAGACATGATTAGTACATTTATGGAAACACAATTCCCCTTATAACTATGGATAATCTTACAGCTAAATATATTATAGGACTAATTATAGCGTTTATACTTTTAAATTGTTAAACAACAAAGCCATGAAACTTACAAAACTAAAAATCTTTATTGAGCGAGATGGTGGTTACAGGTTAGCAGTGTTTAAAAATGAAGAATGGTACAACATTGAGATATCAAACAGCCTCGAGCATTGTTATAGGACAGCCAAAAAGTTAGGTCGAAGCTTAAATATTAATACTATAGGTCTAGTAAAAATATGAACGTAACTAACGCCTGCCTATCAGCCTACATGTATTTAAAAGCTAAACACCCAAGGTGGAAATCTAAAAACATGGTTAAGTATTTAAAACTAAAATAGATATGTATCAAATATTAGTAGATTATGGCAGTGATGGATGGAGCTTAAACGATGAGAAGTTTACACTGATTGACGAGGCTGTTAAGTATGCCCTTAAAAGCAACTGGTCGGCCCCGTTTTTAATAGTCAAGGTAGTTGACTGGCAGGCATTTGAAAAGTAAACCTATAACAATTTAGTTGTTGAAAAAGATAATCAAAGGTGGTATAGTTTTATTAATTAATTGTTCAAAACAAAATGAAAAAAATCAATGGTCTGTACAGAGCCAAAGTTGGTCGAGGGCATTTTGACCCTTTGTATCGTGATGACGATACCGTTAAATTTATCCGCTACATCAAACCAAGTAAACACGTGGATCACGTTGTTTATGACTTGGTAACCTTTGCAAACAAGGTTGTTGGTCGTAGTAATAAGTTTACTGTTAAGGATATCAACTGGAAAACCCGATATCTTATTAAGCAGGGGTAAATGGTTTACTGTACTGCCCTGTAGTTGATGGTTGGCTATAGGGCGGTACGAATAAGCCTTTTATTAATAAAATGAACTGTAGGGCATTACATGAAGTCATGTGGCTTATGTAGACCCAAGGCTTATACAGTGTCAAAACACGAATAATATGAATACGAAGAAAAAAGTCCTGAAGTTTTCCCGATTAAATAATGAAGCCCTTGAGGAACTAAACACCCTTAAACAGTTTGGGTATAGTGTTGACGATGAGTTAAGGGAAGAGTTGCACGAGTTAGCAATAAATTTATAAATTAAACATTTCAAATGTTAATTAAAATTAAATATCATCGTATAGGGAAATGTACTGATCCAAACTGTTCGAAATTTATATGCGGACCGATGACTAACAATAGTGGAAGAATATTTGAAGTGGGAGGAAAGGATGTTATCAGAAATACACCATTGAAATTCTTGATTGAAGGTTACATCTATTCACCCTGTATGTATGAAATTATTAGTGGAAAAACACCAAAATTTACTAGTTATATATTTAATTTAAGTTATGAAATTTAAAGTCGGAGATGTTTGTACAGTTAAAGATAGACACGCATGTGGTCACTTCGACAACAATAATGGAAGGTTTATCAAAATAACAAAAGGGTTCGAAGGATACTCAAGCTATTACTATGACATTTTAGATGCCCACAAAAATAAAGTAAGTAATTGTTTTGGTTGCTTAGAGGACTGCAACCTCGAACTTGTAGAAGAAGTTGAAACAATTATTAATTTAAAGGAGAAAAAAATGGTCAAGAAAGACGTTGGCACAGTTTCCTTTTCCCGAGGGAAAGGCGAACAGATATTATCAATTAAAATCTCGGAAGAGATAGCAAACCTGTTTGTAACCCCACTCACACCAAAAAGTGATGTCTACAAAAATAAAGAGGGTGAGAACTTAAAGTATTATCAAGAGAAACCAATTTTAAGAGAGTGCCAAACACTTTTTAGACAAAAAGAAGGTGAGGACATTACTCTTGAGAGATACGGTACAAATCTAATGTTGTCGGGTAACTTCAATTTTTCAATCTTGCGGACAGTTGGGATTGTCCAAGGTATTGAGGTTAGAGTTGGAGAGTTAATCCTAGAAGATCAGGTAGTAGATTGGATGAAAAATCTATCCCTATTTGTTAAGTTTCTTCAAAAGAACTACATTGCCCAAATTGAAATCAAAGCAACTATAACAATCGAAATGTAAAGTTGGTTTTAGATTGATTTCAAGTTAGTTTTTAAACTAAAAATGATTAAATTTAACAAATATATTAATTTAGTTGGGGTAGAGTTTGAGGGGCTATTCACACTGAAATTTAAAGAAAAATGCCACAAAATAGAGGGTAGAGGGATGATAGACACCATGTATCGAGATGGTAGCGTGAGTATACAAACAAGAGAGGAGCAAGACTTAGTCCCTCAAGAGGTTGTTAGTACACCACAGAAAAAGGGTGAGTTGGATGATCTACTGGACTTTTTCCAAGAAGCCCAAGAAAGCAAGGATTACAATCTTAACAGTTCGACTGGTTTACATTTTCATGTTTCTTTAAAGAAAAACTATTACGGATACATTGATAATGAAGACTTTTATCAAGAGTGGGTGAAAATGTTCAAAACTAACTACCCAAAGATTTACGACGACAGAAAGAACAATAGTTACTGTAGTGAACACCATGAGTCAGGACACTTTCAAAGAACTAGTGACAGAAGATATTCTATGGTCAACTACTGTTACGATGAACACACTACAGTTGAGTTTAGAGCCTACGGTGGAGAGTATGCCACAGTAAAAGAATTAAAGAATGTTATCCAAGACACACTGAACTTGATTAAAAAATTCATTCAAAATAGGGAAAAGAACCAAACCAGGGTTGAGAGAACAATTGAAATTAAAGAGACCGAGTTTAAGGTTAAAAATTTAAACTTTGACCTTGATATTAACTCACCAAACGGTAGTGGGCTTACAAGAAGAAGTGGAATACCAACATTCCGAGCTGGGGGAGCAGGTGCTGGTGGCACAGGAGGTGCTGGCAGCCAAATACCAAATCAACCATTGCAAGATTTAGGAGACATCGGATTAACGACACCAGAATTTGGTCTGAGCTGGTCACCACTTAGGGATGACATTTAAAAATTAGTTGGAGATAAATTATGTGCAAAATTTTAACAATAATAAATACAAAACCAGAGAACAACGAGGTTATCCAGAAGATAATCAACGCCAATGCTGAGGGTTTGAAACAAGAAAAAAGCGGTTTTAGTGTCTTGAGAGATGATAAACCATCATATTTTATGGATGAGGGTTATCAAGACTTTGACAAGAATGTTGAATATAAAGGGGAGAAAGTTTTTTGTGTCCACACAAGAACAATGACCTCGGGAGCACTTGATGAAACAGGTTTACACCTACAGAGGACTGCTGGGTGGTTTTGGGCACACAATGGTGTTGTCTCATCATTTAGTAGAGTTAAAGACCATAGTGACAGCTTCCACTTTTTCTCAGCCTTGTTGTCAAAACAACCTATTGATAGGTTAAACCAGCCGTTGTCGGCAGACCTAATTCAAAAAACATGTTCAGACTTGAGTTTTTACGGTAAAGGTTTTCTATACAACCCTAAAACAGAAATAGTGCAGTGGTTTTGTAACCAAAGAAGCTATATTTATGTGTTAGATGGTTGTCTAATAATAACAACGTTTGAACTAATACTCACGGTTACGGAGGAAAGTTATTCTCAAGTGTTAGGTTATTTTTGGATGACAAATAGAACCACCACAACAATTCCAACACTGTTTAATACTTTTTTTGACGATACTTTGATGACATTTGTAAACTTTAAGCTGGTACAACAAATAGCAATCAACACCAGACAGTATTACCAACCACCAGCAACAAAAACGTATGTCAATGGGAAGGAGATTAAAAATAATTTGTCAAGAAAAGAAAGGAGACAGTTGGCACAGATAGAAAAACAAATGAAAGAAGAACAGTATGGAGCTGGTTTTATTGTAGATGAGTATGGTGATTATTTAGTTAGAAAAGACCTAAACGATTAGTTATTTATTAAAACATAACCTTTTAACCCTATAGGAGGAAGAAAAATATGAAATTAGAACACAAAGATATTTGGAAATTTACCTATAAAGACATTTACTGTGAAATTGCCCATTGGGGAGTTGGATATATGGATGGTGGAAAGGGAATTTGGAACGAAAATATAATTGCCCAAGATTTAGTTAATACTGTTGATAAATATTTATTAGAACAGTTAAAAAAATAATATTATAAATCTAAAAAAATATGCAAACACTACGCTTAACAAAAAAAGACTTTAAAGAAACTGTTAATTATTGGAAAGAATATGTTGGTAAAACCGACGTTTCCGACTTTCAAGGACACATCGAAATTGAGGGTGGACTGGGTTACTGTAGATTTGATTCAATTAAGGCTACTGGTAGAATTTTGGCGGAGGCTGGTTCGGGAATAAAGGCTGGTGAGGGAATAGAGGCTGGTGAGGGAATAGAGGCTGGTTGGGGAATAAAGGCTGGTGAGGGAATAGAGGCTGATTCGGGAATAAAGGCTGGTTGGGGAATAGAGGCTGGTTGGGGAATAGAGGCTGGTGAGGGAATAGAGGCTGGTTCGGGAATAGAGGCTGGTTTGGGAATAAAGGCTGGTGAGGGAATAAAGGCTGGTTTATCAATTTCTTGCAAACGGAGATTATCTTTCGCTTATAACCTATTTGCTGGTATTTGCACTTGGAAAAAAGTAAGTAATGATGAAAAAACCATTACTTGTGGAAAGTTAGAACCGAGAGACACTGACAGTAAAATTGAATATGGGGTATTAAATGAAATTGGATTGCCTAATGAAATCAAAACACCGAGTCTATCAGGTAAAGAAGTTAAAATAATACTTGACGGTGTTGAGTATGTGGCAACAATTAAATAACACTATGTCCAAAACCACACAAAGAATAGATGAAATTATAAAGTTATTTGGTATTGGTGAATATAATGAAAGATTACTTGAACTTCACCTAGAGTCACTAGTACTTCAAGCAAAAGTAGAACAGTGTGAATTACAATTAGAACAGTTAAAAAATAATATGAACAACAAAAACATAAAAAAAGATTGTATGTTTCAATATGCTACTCAACATAAAATACTTGTGGACACTAATTTAATTACCAGAGAAGAAGCTGACAAGTTAATGGCTGATAACATTGAAGATTTAAAAAGTAAGTGGGACGAATTAGACAGTCCACAAATGGCTATTTGGATAAACTGTGAAAGCAATACCAGCTACAACGAGATAGCAGTGAATATTGATTTTAGGGATTGTATTTTAAAAAGTGGACACTTTTACAGAGTTGAAAAGAAATTGCTTTTTTAACCCCTCTCATCATCCCCCTATGTTTAATAATTTAAAATAAAAATGAAAACACCTAAACTTTGTCCACTATGTGGTCGTGATCTAATAGCTTTAGAGTATAACTGGGAAAACCCCAATCACTACGACGGTATTTCCGAGTATTTCTGTCCACAACCTGACACCGAAACTGGAACTTGGCATTATAGAATAGGGAGATGGTCTGGGAAAATACTTAAAAAAGGTGAGTCTGAACCTGTGGGAGGTAACCTATGACCCAAACCCCCACCACCCCATCTAAACCAAGAGTGAAAAAGATAATTGTCAACTTTAACCTTGACGATATTTTCAAGGATGTAGACATGACTAATAATGTGGAAATTGTAGAGAGAAAATTTAAACTAAGTCGGAGTACGATGTTATTAGATACTGGAAGGCCAAGGGGGTTAGGTTGTTCAGGGGAATAAAAAATTATAAATTTTGGGACAAAACGTATGAATGTACAAAAACTAAACAAACTATTAAAGGTAAGAGGTGTTTTACAGTCAATCAGTAACCAATCCTTCAACTTTTCGACAATAAACAAACAGCACCCGATAGTAGAAATAACTGACGAGCTTGAAGCGGACGAAATAATAGAAAGCTACAACGAAATCATTTCAAATATTACGGATATTATCAATAAATATTATGGTGTTAACCCATAGTATTTTGATGTAGTTTGTGTACTTTTTTAAGCAGGAAAAGGGTATACAGTTAGTGTATGCAGGCGAGCAGTATCAGCTTAACAACTATTCGATAGTAAGCTACCCACGACTGCTCGCAAATCACTCTGGGTAGCTTTTTGTTGAATAGAGGAGCACAACAAAGATGAAAAAAATAAGTGTAGGTCATGTTTATGTACCAGAATGGGTTATGTGTAGAAGTGACCTAACCCCAATGGAAAAGTTTTTGTTTGGAAAGATTGTTGGGTTAACTGGAAAAAATGGATATTGTTTTGCAACAAATGATTGGATCGGATATCAAATGGGACTCAGTGGAAACAGGGTTTCTAGGTACATTAGTAAGTACGTTCAACTGGGTATACTTCGGAGAGAGGTACTGAGGGACAAAAACAACGCTATTCTGCA